ATATGGAAATAAATCTACAACAAGTTCTGGCAACAAGTCAGAGCAAAGAATTGCAAGTCTTAAAAGCTGGGTTAATAGCTAAACATGATTATGAAATTGTTGATGCTTTTGCTGGAGAAAAAATACTTAGTATTTCTACTCAAACATTAAAACAAAGTCTTGCATATATTTTTACATTGATTGGACTGTCAAATCCTCCTATGGCAGAAGAGTTTATGATAATAGAAGAGTTTATAAGATCAAGTTATCCACAATTTACAATTGATGAATTTAAACTTGCTTTTAAACTTGCTGTGCAAAATAAATTAGACTGTAGCGTTGAACATTATGAAAAATTTAGTCCTAAGTTTATAGGACAAGTGATGAACGCATATAGGACTAAAGCTAATGACATTAGAAAGATCCAAAGTTATAAATCAATAGAAACTATGACTGTACCACAACTGTCAGAGAATGATATAGTAGAATTCACCAGAAAGGATTGGATGGAAAGTAAAAGACAAGATTTTAATAAGGTTTTTAATGCTGACAAAGTTTTTGGAATACTTTTAAAGCAAGGTTTGTTGAAATTTACTGCACAACAAATATTAGAAACAATTAAAATTGTGCAAGAAGATAACATTTATAGATTAAATAAATTAAGTCATTTAGAAGCAAAAGACTTTAGTAAAAGAATGAAAAATGAGGATTTTATTGAATTACAATGCAAAAAATTAGCAATAGTAAAATATTTTGAAAATTTATCAAGTTAAATACCAGCATTATGGGACTACAAAGTATTGTTATACTGTAGACTTTGAAATTTATTATAATACATATGTGGAAGCTAAAGAAGGAAGTAGTGGTTACAAGCAACCGGAATCATTTCAAGAAAAAATGCACGAAATGCTTAAAAAACAAGGACTGGTTTGATTTTTATGTACAAAAGAAAAGAGTTGATGGAAGAGGAGTAAAGTGTAAAGAATGTATTAGTCAGTATGCAAACAATAGGACAAATAATATTAAATCAGGTACAATAAAAGCTTTTTAATGAATATAACTGCATCAGAACTAACTAAATGGGCTAAAAAAAGCTTAGAATACATGGGTTGCCGTCTAAACAGAGTAAACAACATTCCTTATGGTAAAAGAAAAGGAACTATTCAAAAGGGTTGGCCAGATCTACAAGGGTATACAAAAACTGGTCAATATCTTGGAGTAGAAGTTAAAACAATAGGAGATCGACTAAGTCCAGAACAAATAGACAGATTAGAAGATATTTTTCTATGTGGAGGGATTGCTTATATTTGTACTGACAAGGACAACCAACCTGTTTTAATTGAATGGTCAAAAATGAAATCATTACTGAGTACTGGAACCTTAAAGAAGTAAATGAAGCATTTAGTAAAATGCAACCTGAAGAATTGCAATATGATTTAAAAGCTGAGGTATTTGTTGTCTTATGTGAAATGAATGAAGAAAAATTATTTGGATTATATAAAAGAAATGAATTAAAATTTTATATTGTTAGAATTATGTTGAATATGATTAAATCCGATCGTAGTTTATTTTACAAACAATATAGAAATCACGTTGAATTTGGAACTAATGAACATCAAAAAGAAATTAATAGGTTACATGATGAGCCTAATGATCTTGTGGATCGTTTGGAAAAAAGTCTTGAAGGACTTCATTGGTACAGTAAAGAAATTTTAAAACTTTATGCGATCGATTTCAAAAAAAATGCAAAAGAATTAAGTAGAAAAACAGGAATCCCTTATATGTCAATTATAAGAACAATATCAAAAACCAAATCCGAAATTAAAGAAAAACTTAAAAAATGATTTTATCAATATTAACTGCTATATGTGCATCACTATTTATTAACGATATACATAACATTCCCTATAAATGGAAAATCAATTTCAAGCCATTTAATTGCGGAAGTTGCTTGGCTGCATGGATTGCGCCAATACACTATTTCGCACCTCAACTAATTCAAAATATTACATCAACAATATTTATTGCTGGATTTTTAGCGCCAATAGTTTCAAAATTAATATGGAATTTATGGAAATAATAGAAGAACATCGTAATTGGTTAGATCATAATATTGTAAATTATGAAACAGCAAAAAATGGTTATATAAGAAACCTTGATTTGCCTGACTTACAAATGTATGAGCATATTTATAGGAAATATTTAGATCCTAATTTTTTATTATCGGTTTGGTGTGGAAATTGCAAATATGAAATGATTATGAGGCTTTACAAATGGTATGAGAAGCAACCTAAACCAATAGCAAACATTGTATTTGAAAATAAACCTTCTGAAAATGATCAAAGATTAGGGATTGAATTAATAAAACCAAAAAGAAAATATACAAAACGCAATGGCTAATTTTATACACTCTACTGCAATAATAGGTGATAATGTAACTTTAGGAGATAATAATTACATTGGTCCATATTGTATAATAGGTGATCCTGCAGAACATAAAAAATATTGGGAATATGAAGAACAAATAAAAGATTATGGAACTTTAAAAATTATTCAGAAAGGACAAATAAAAAGAGGTTTAGTAAATATTGGAAACAATAATATCATAACAGGATTAGTTACAATAGATGCAGGAACAAAAGATGTAACTACAATAGGTGATAATTGTTTTATTATGAAGCACGCGCATATTGGACACGATTGTCTGATCTATTCAAATGTTACAATAAGCTGCGGCGCTAAGATAGGCGGACATTCAGTTATTAAACAATATTCAAATATAGGATTGAATGCCGTACTGCATCAGTTTAGTATAATTGAACAGGGTTGTATGATTGGCGCGAGTGCTTTTTTTAAAGGTACTACTCAAGAATTTAGTAAATATGCAGGCGTGCCTGCAAGATATCTTTCACCAAATATTAAACAATGAACGAATTTGACAAGTGGCGCGAACGCTACGATACGATGACAATAGATGAGCAAATAGCTTATCATAATGAATTAGAAGCACGTTATCCAGAGCAGAATCATTACAATTATGATAACGTAAAGGAAGCGTTAATGCTATGTAATAAACCAATAGTATTAGAGTTTGGCACTTGGAAAGGCGATTTAGCTAAACAAGCAATGCAAGACTTTAATATATCAGCTTGGTATGGTGTAGAAATTTGCGAAGCTGCAATTCGTTCAACTAAATGCAAAGAAGTTAATTATATTTTTCCTACAAAATTTGATTGGTTTACAGATAAAAGAACAATAGAAGCCGATGTTATTATAGCAACTCATTTTATTGAACATTTAAGTAACGAACATTTTAAACAATTAGCTAAATATTGTAAAGGGGTTAAATACATTCATTTTGAATCCCCATTGATAGACGATGGCAATGATTGGGATGGGTACGTTGGTACACACAAGCTAACAATAGGATGGAATAAAATAAATGAAATAATGAAAGAAAACGATTATAGTTTAATTATTGATAAACCCGAAAGCAAAACCTATAAAAGAAAATGAAAGTAGCAGTAATCTTATTAACCTTAAATAGAAACGATTTAACGCAGCGAGTAATCGACCAAAACTTTTTTAATTCTGGATATAATGCTGACTGTTATTTAATAGATAACGGAAGCGAGCAAGTAAATTTTAAATATCCCTTTACAGGTTATGATTTATCTAAAACTAAAAGAGGGATAGGCGCGGGAGTTAATGCAGGTTTAAGAATGACAAAAGATTATGACGGCGTTTGTTTATTAGCAAATGATATATTGCTTCCACAGAATTGGTTGTCAAATTGGGTTATGTTTGCAAAACGTGTGTCAAAAACGGGCATTATTGGCATACATTGCGTAGAGGAGTTACCGCCATTAGTTGACGGAATCCATAAAACACACGTTCCATTTGGCGATAATTTTATAACAAGGGAATTGATTGATGCGATTGGCGGTTACAATGAAGCCTACGATCCATACGGAATGCAAGACAGAGATTATGCAGAAAGGTCTGTAATTGCTGGGTTTACTAATTATTATATTCCAGATCTAAGAAGCGAACATATAGGACACGATGTTGGGAATGGAACAGAATACAGGGCAATGAAAGATGAAAGCCTGCAAAGAGCGCAATCAGTTTGGGAAAAATACCAACCAATATACCATACAGAAAAAAAACTTAGATGCGAATTTTAGCAATTACAAGTAAGACAAGCGGGGTTGGTTATCATAGGATCATAATGCCAATAGTTAATATGCGTAAAGACTATTGCTTAATGACAGATACAATAAGCGAAGAAACATTTGAAGGCAATTATGATATTGTAGTATTAAATAGAATGCTTGCTAATATAACAACAGAGCAAATGATAGAATGGCGCAAAAAGTACGGGTTTAAATTAGTAGTTGATAATGACGACTATTGGCAACTTGATCCTTCTCATATACTTTACGAACGATATATTTTAAATAACGTAACCCAACAGATTATAGATTGGATTAAGGTAGCCGATCTTTGTACTTGTACGCACGAAAGATTAGCAGAGCAAATATATCAATACAATCAAAATGTAGAAATATTACCGAACGCTATTCCATACGGAGAAGAACAATTCCTTTTAGATAAAAAGCCTTCTGATCTTGTTAGGTTATTTTGGTCAGGATCAGGAACGCACGGAAGAGATATAGAAATATTAAGAAATCCAATGAAGCGAATTAACTTTCCTGTGAGGACAATCATAGCAGGATTTAATGAAGGTGAAAAGCCAATTTGGGACGGAATGATTTGCGCATTTACAAATGGATTAAAACTAAACCCAACAATTTACAATTATAATGCGGTAACTGAATATATGGCAGCTTATTGCGATTCAGATATTTCATTAATACCTTTAGTTAATTCAAAGTTTAATTCAATGAAATCAAATTTAAAAGTGCTTGAAACTGCATCAAAAAGAAATCCTGTTATTGTTAGTAATGTAGATCCATACAAAGGTAATTATCCAGCATGTCACGTTAATAGTCAAAAGGATTGGTATTATTGGATAAAACTTTTGGTAAATGATGAAGCTGCAAGAATTAGTTATGGTCAAGATTTATATGAATATTGTAATAAACACTATAATTTGCATGAAGTAAATAAAAAGAGATTTTCTATTTATAATAAAGTAATAGGAAATGCCAGTAATTAAATGCTCAAATGGAAAATATAGAATAGGAAATGGATCTTGTGTATATCAAACAGAAGAAAAAGCTCAAGAAGCATGGGCAGCAATTAGAGTTGCAATGGCAGATAGTTATAATGACTACCCACAAGCAGCAAGAGTAAATGCGCAAAGGGCAATAAATATAAGAGATCAATATAAAACAAAATGCGGAACACCTGTTGGTTGGGCAAGAGCAAATCAATTAGCTAAAGGAGATAATATTACAAGAGACACTATAGCAAGAATGTCTTCGTTTGAAAGACATAGAGATAATTCTAAAGGTGATCCTAAAAAAGATTGTGGAGCACTTATGTGGTTAGCATGGGGAGGAGACGAAGGAGTTGCATGGGCTAAAAGAAAACTCGATCAAATAGATAATGAAAAAACACGTTAAAATTTATTTAGATCATTTTGGGTATGGAATGGAAGATTTTATACCATGCGAAGTTTGTGGCAAAAAAGCAGTAGACATACATCATATAAATTCAAGAGGAATGGGAGGATCTAAAAATTGTGACACTATAGACAATTTGCAGGCATTATGTAGATACTGTCATACAGTCATGGGTGATACTAAAACACATTACGATTTTTTAAAAGAAAAACACAATAAAGTTTTAAATGGCAAAGATTAATTCAGACAATAGAAAAACAAATTTTGGTAAAAGAAAAAGAGGATCAGCAAAAAAATCTTTTAATAAACATTCTCCTAAAGAAAAATCTTATAGGGGTCAAGGTAGATAATATGGCAAACGAACAAAATTTAAAACCTTTTAAAAAAGGGTTTGATGAAAAAAGAAATATTAATGGTAGACCTCGTAAATATGTATCTAATCTAAAAGATCAAGGATATAAAATGGCGGAGGTTAATGATGCAATACAAGTACTCATGTCAATGACACAAAAAGAATTGACTGAAGTATCTACTAATCCTGATGCAACTGTTCTTGAAATGACTGTATCTAAAGCAATGCTTAAGTCAATGAAAAATGGTAGTTTATATTCATTAGATACATTACTTACAAGATCATTTGGTAAGCCAAAAGAAACAGTTGATACAAATATTAATGGAGAATTAAAAGCAAAGATTGAAGTAGTTGTAACTTCAAGTGCCATTCCATTATCAAATAGAGAAACCGATGTAGATGTTACAAGATAAAATATTTGACACAACAGATGTATTTCAAGCAAATAGAGATGCAAATTTAGACATTGTAGTAAATCAAGGTGGAACCTCTTCGGGTAAAACTTATGCTATTATGCAGAATTTATTTTTACATGCCATAGAAGAACCTAATCAGGTTATAACAACCGTAGGACAGGATATACCAAACTTAAAAGTTGGAGCTCTTAGAGATGCTGAAAACATTGTAGATTCAAGCGAGTTGTTACAACAATACATAAGTAGTTATAACAAGACAGATCGTATATTTCATTTTTTTAATGGATCTGTACTTGAATTTAAAAGTTATGATGATTGGCAAGATGCCAAATCTGGTAAGCGTGATTATTTATTTATGAATGAGGCTAATGGTATACCTAAGCCAATATGGGATGAATTATATTTTAGAACAAAAAAGAAAAGTTATCTTGATTATAATCCAAATACTGAATTTTGGGTGCACTCGGATTTAATAGGAAAAGATAATGTACAATTAATTATTTCAGATCATAGACATAATACTTTTTTAGATCAAAAAATACATGATAAGATCGAAGCAATAGAAGATCCAGAACTTTGGAAAGTTTATGCAAGAGGATTAACTGGTAAATTAGAAGGAGTAATTTTTAGAGACTACAATGTAATTTCAAATGTGAGTATTGATGCTAAACTTATTGGATATGGTTTGGACTTTGGATATACAAATGATCCTACTGCATTAATTGCAATGTATAATCAAAATGGAGAATTAGTTTTAGATGAGTTAATTTACGAAAAAAGATTATTAAATGTTGATATTAGTAACAGATTAAGAGAATTAAATATTGGTGGAACTATTATTGCTGACTCTGCTGAGCCAAAATCAATTGCAGAATTACAATCATATGGTTGGATGGTAGAACCTGCAAAAAAAGGTCAAGATAGTATTAGACAGTCAATTAATACCTTAAAAAGGTATAAGATCAATGTGACACAAAGCAGTCATAATCTTAAAAAGGAGTTAAATAACTTTAAATGGAAGCAAAACAAAGATGGAAAGTTAGAGAATGTACCTGTAGACTTCTTAAACCATGCTATTGATGCCACAAGGTATGTATGTCTTAATCTATTAGACAATGTGTCACAAGGTAAGTACAGTTTTATATAACTAATTGATTTTCAATAGATTATCATTTATTTTAATATTTCTTGAAAAAAAGCTTGTAAAAATGAGCAAGATATGCAAGAAATGCTTAAATTAGCTATATAAACAAACAAACTACCATGAAAACTACAAACACAATTATTTGCACAAAAACTAACAGTTTATTTCAAACAGTGCAAGGAAGAAAAGCAACATTAAAAAGAGAATTCTTTTATAATGGTGAATCTTATTTAAAAGGAATTTGGGAAGACACAAATGAAAAATTTGAGTTGCCTTCTTATTTTTTTAATAATTAAAATTTACTAATATGAATCGTTTGAAAACCCCTCGACAAAAACAGTTAGAGCATTACGAGAAAATGAATGAAATTTATAAAAAAGACAGTCTTGACTTTAAGTGGTTTTTTATTATTATTATTTCGGCATTATTATTAACGGCAGTAATTGAAAATCTATGAGTAACATTTTAAAAGATGCTCATAAAATTGTCTATGAGCGAACTGAAGAGAAGGCAAGACAATATGGTCCATTTGTAGAAGGCATGCAACGTGCTGCACATATTTTAAATGGAATGACAGGATTAAATGTTGATGCAACTGTAATGTACAAAGCAATGATTGCTTTAAAATTATCTCGTGAGTCTTATAATCATAAAGAAGATAATTTATTAGATGCAGTAGCATACATGTCCTCAATGAACGATTTTTTAAACCAAAAACAATAAAAAAATGGAACAGATCACAGTTGGAACACAAGTACAGTTTGAATCTTTTGCTAAGCCAAAAAAAACAGTAAATGGTGAAGTAATTAAGATTTTTACAAGTAAAAAAGACAATAAAGAATATTGTCAAGTAAAAGTAAATGGCAAACTAATTTCTAAACAATTGAGCAAAGTCATTGTACAACAAGAAGTACAACAAGCTCAATAAAAAACCTACCTATGAAAAAATATAACACTACAGACTTAGATCCTGTATCTACATTTGAAAGGCATGTATTTCACAGAGATCAATTTGCTCATTATCTTAGATGGTCACATATTGTTAAAGAAGCTAAGATCGGCGAGACAGTAGTTGATTTTGGTTGTGGTAAAGGCAATATGTTAGAGGTATTTTATAGAAACAAATTTAAATGCAAAAGATATGTTGGAATAGACATACGTAAGCATACAATTGAATTAGCAAAAGAAAAGTTTGCTGCTGTAGAATGGGCAGAGTTTTATGCAGATGATTTAATTGTGCCTACATTAGACTACAAACAATATCAAGCAGACAAAGTATGTTCATTTGAAGTAGCAGAGCACGTAGGCAAACAAAACATAGAAGCATTTCTTACTAACATGAGAGACTGTGGAAATGAAAATGCAACATATTACATAAGTACTCCTAATCATGATGAGCAAGTAGGAGCCGCAGGTAATCATACTTACGATTCTGGAGACGGAAGAGGAGTTGCAATACATGAATTTAACCACTTTGAGTTACAAGCACACATTGAAAAGTTTTTTACTATTGAAAAGAAATTTGGAACGTTTGCTTCAATTACTCATTATAAGCATTTGCTTAATGATTGGCAAATACAAATGTTTGAAGCGCTTAAATGTTATTATGACAGTAACATGTTAAGTGTAATCATGGCACCATTTTTTCCAGAACAATCTCGCAATACTTTGTGGGTATTAAAACGCAAATAATATGGAACTAAAAAACGAATTTGCTCCAATAAGACATTGGGCAGAAAACAGAGGACTATATGAAAAAGGCGACGTCAAGACACAATATATTAAATTGCAAGAAGAATGTGGAGAGTTAGCTAATGCTATTTTAAAAGATAACAGAGCAGAATTTATTGACGCTATTGGAGACATTGTTGTTGTGTTAACTAATCTTACTGAATTAAGCGGATTTAAAATAGAATGTAAAGGCGACATACAAAGTATAAGAAGTATTACGATCGAAGATTGTATTAATTCAGCTTATACAGTAATTAAAAACAGATCTGGATCTATGCAAAATGGTACATTTATAAAAGATGCAAAATAGAAATTTATTCTATATGAACTTGGCTCTTGAAGTAGCTAAAGCTTCTTACTGTCAAAGAAAGCAAGTAGGAGCATTAATCGTACAAGGAGAAAATGTCATTGCAATTGGTTATAATGGTACAATAAGCGGTTTTCCAAATGTCTGTGAACTACAAGACGGAACTACCAGACCTGACGTCCTACATGCAGAGTCAAACGCAATAGCAAAATGTGCTAAATCATCTAACAGTTCAGACGGGGCGACTTTGTATGTAACTTTGTCGCCCTGCTTTGAATGTGCCAAGATCATAATACAATCTGGAATAAAAGATGTATATTACTTAGAAGAGTATCGTAATATCGATGGTTTAAACCTACTAAACAAATCAAAAATCTATGTTCAGCAAATCATATTATAATGCAGAATTTGCATTTGAAAATCTATTTGACACAATAATGTCTGTAGGAGAAGAGAGAAATGGCACTAAGACACTTCACAACGTATTAATAGAATTACAATCACCAGGAGACAATAATATAAAGACACCATGGAGAAAATGGAATAAAACCTATGCTCAATATGAATTTGATTGGTATATGTCTGGAAATCCTAATGCGGTAGAAATATCTAAAAAAGCAAAGATATGGGCAAGCATGATGGACGCAAATGGTAATGTAAATTCTAACTACGGTTATCAATGGCAAAGAAATGATCAACTAACTAAGGTAATAGATATGCTTAGAAATGATCCTCTGACACGTAGAGCAAGCATATCACTGTATGATGGTAAAGAATTAGATCTATATACAAACGACACAATCTGCACATATGCAATAAACTTTTACATAGACAGAAATAACAGTTTAAGCATGCAAGTAATGATGAGATCTAACGATCTTGTATTTGGATTTTGTAATGATCAATATTGCTTTAGTGAATTACAACACATAGTTGCAAATGCCTTAAAATTACCTGTAGGAAAATACCATCACTATGTCTGCAATATGCACATATACGAAAGACATTATGATCTAAAGAAATAACCATGTCAGGTAAATATCCTTATTTTAAACAAAACAATAAAACTATGCCAGATATAGCAATGTGTAAAGGAATAGATTGCCCATTTAAACTGCAATGCTACAGATTTACAGCTAAACCAAGTGAATACCAAACGTATTTTTTAGATCCACCAGTTAAGAACGGAAAATGTGATTACTATTGGGGAGAAAATGCTGCAAAAATTATTAATTTACCTAAAATTCCTGTGAAATAACTATGAAAAACTACTACGAACTAAAACAAACAACACTTGACAAGTTAGAAATTGAAGGACTTATTGAGAGGATCAAGAAACTTGAAAAAGAATTAGGACTTAAAGAATTAGAAATCAGACAGTTAAATAATAAACTTAGACAAACTGTTGAACAAGATTAATTAAATATCAATTATATTTATTAAATTACATTCATAAACTACTACCATGATAACTAATTTTGAACACATTACAAGAGAATTAACAGATGAAGAGTGCAAGTTAGTTCCAATCCTGATTAAAGGATTTAGCACTAAAAGAAAAGAAACTGCAGTAAAAGCCCCTGAAATTGTTGAGGCAATTAATAATCAAGCAGATAAGTTTGGATTAAAAAACAAATTTAGTGAAGTTAGATTAAGAAAAATAGTTAATTTTATACGATCAGAAGGTATTCTTCCCCTAATGGCAACATCAAATGGTTACTACTGCACGGACGATCGAGAAGAAATTAGATCACAGATCGACAGTCTTACTCAACGTGCAGAAGCAATCATGGTGTCAGCAAATGGTTTAAAAAAGTATCTATAATGGTAAAACTGTTACTTAAATATATAAAAAAGTAAACCTATAGATTTACAAAATCAATTATTATGCAAACAAGAATGACATGGGACAAACTTACTTTATGGCAATATCAACAGATGATGCCAATTCTAACAGATCCTAACAAAGATTGGACAAAGTTAGATCAAGAAGTAAAACTATTGTGTATAATTACAGGATTAACAGAACATCAATTAGATAGTTTAGATTTGGTAACATTAAAAGAATTAAGATCTGAATTAGATTTCTTAAATGAAGAAATAAAAGGCAAACCAGTTGATTTTATTATCGTAAATGGTAAAAAATACAGATGTGTTTATGAAATTAAATACATGCCAGCAGCAAGATATATTGAAAGCAAGGTTTTCTCTAAGAAAACTTTAGAAAACTTACATAAGATTGCGGCATCAATGGTTATACCACAAAAGAAGAATTGGTTAGGCAAATGGGTTGATGACATATATGATGCAAGTAAGCATGAGATGTATGCCATGGATATGCAAGAAGCAAATTATGTGCATGTCTACCATTCGCTTGTTTTTTTTTATCAAGTTTACAGAAATTGGATCGAAGTTTCTCAGGATTATATGGTAAAGGAGATGATGGAGGCGGGGATGAAGATGGAGGAAGCGAAACAAATAGTCAATCTTTTATGTCAATCTATGGATGGCACTACACCTGCTATCTTATTGCCGCACAAGAAAATATTAGAATTGAGGAAGTCTTTGAAATGAAAACAATAGAGTTTTTAAATAAAATGGCATACATGAAAGCTAAAAACGCTTATGAGAGAGAAGAAGCAAAGCGATTAAGATAGTTTGTAGGTTTATTGGTAGTAAACGATTCCCCTGGTATTTCAATACTGGGGGTTTTTTTATGCTGGTATTTAAGATCTATTTTTCTATTTAATTACATGAGTGAAGCAAAAGCGCAAGCCAAGTTACTTAAAGAACAATTTTTAAAAACAGTTGGAGATCAATTTAACTTGATAGATCCTACTGAATTTCCTGTTGCTGAGCAATTGTTAATTTATTACGGAAAACTTTTTAATGATACAGTACAAAAAAATCTTGATAAATCAGGATCTATTGCATCTGGTAAAATTGGAGATCTTGCTGTACCTAAGATCACAAAGTTTGGTACAGATTATGAGATGATGCTTGGTTATGATAAAGATAATCCTGCTTCTGTTTACTATAAATATGTAAACAAAGGGGTAAAAGGTGTTGGAGGAGTAAATCAAAAACCAAAAAGAGTTGCTTCTGACAGTCCATATGCATACAAAACACCATACCCAAATAAAAAGATGGCAACATCAATTTTGCAATGGTATAAGTTAGGTAAAGCAAAAACAAGTTCAGAAACACAGACTAAAAAGCTAAGTAAGACACAAAGAAAAAGTAAAAAATTAAAACAAGTAGTAAATAAAGCAGATTCACTTAAGACTTTAGCATATGCAACTGCATCTGCAATTAAGAGAGACGGTTTAAAAACTACTTCATATTTTGATAATGCTATTAAAAAGGTATTTGATAAAGGATTTTTTGAAAGCATGGCAATAGCTTTAGGTGGTGATGTTCAAATTCAAATTAGACAAATAGGTAATAAAATAGAAAACAATGGCTATAACAATAAATAGTGTTCCAGCTACTTATCCATCAATGCATGATGATTTGTGGTTTGTCGCTTCTTCTACTAATGTAGGAGTAACAAACTTTAAATTTGTGTATGATGTTTACATTAATAGTTCTCAAGTAAGTAGAAACAAAATATTTCCTTCACCAAGTGCTGAAGGTTCTTATGGAGTATTTAATGCATCACCAATGGTAAGAGCATATGTGACAAATTATTTTGAACCATCTGGATCTACTGTTTTAATGGCATCAAATGATAAGATCAAAGTTGATTATCAAGTAAGAATAGGAGAAGAGGTTAGTGGTGCAGTAGTTGCAAACTTGGCAAGCGGATCTTATTCAGCTTATAACTATTATCCACCTTTATTTGGTGATATATTTACAGAGAATGGCGAAGTACCATTGGTACTGTCAAACTATTATGATAATTTATTAATTGAAAACTATACAGATGACTGGTTAAGCGATCGTGATCAAAACGATATTACAATTGAATATGGAGATCAATTCTTTATTACATTTTTAAAAATCACTGCAGGATCTTATAATTTATGGGTACAACCAACAAATGAAAATGGAACTGTTGGAACTGCTGTAAGTGGTGGAATTACAATGACTGGACAATTTAATTTCTTTAATTTTCAAGCTGCTGCTATTAATACATGGGCTGGAAGTGAAATTATTACACAATCAACTTATGGATATAATGTTTACATTACACTTGGAGCTGCTGTTACAAGAGTTTTAAAATTTAAACAAGTATGCAATCCAAAATATAGACAATACAATCTACATTTTTTAAATAGACTTGGTGGATATGATTCAATGGCATTTAGATTAGTAAATAAAAGAAAGAGTGAGTTTCAAAGATCGTCTTATAGACGTAATCCTTATCAATTATCTAATGGTCAAATGACTAACATAGATAGTTATAACAAGTACAATGAAACAACTTATAATTTTGCAATTCAGCATACTGATTATTACAATTTAACATCTGATTGGATTAACGATCAAGATTACGCATGGCTTGCACAATTAGTTGCATCTCCTATTGTTTATATGGAAGTTCAAGGAGCATTTTTTCCAATAACTATTAGAAATAATAATTATCAATATAAGTATCAAATATCAGATGGCTTATTTAATTTTGATTTAGAAGTTGAAGTTGGTAAATATTTAAACAGTCAATTTAGATAATGATAAGCACAGAAATTTATATTGAAGATCAATTAATAGATCTATTAAAAGATATAGGTACAGATTTTACTTATACTATTGATGATGTAAAAGAGTTTGGATCAAAAAATACATCATTTAGTAGAACTATTTCAATACCTGCTACTGCAAAAAATAATAAGATCTTAGGTTTTGCTTTTGATATTACTATGTCAAATGAGCACAATATAGATCTACCAAATGTAAATACAAACTTTACTCCATCTCAAGCTGCTAAATGCGAAGTTTATATTGATAAGATTCAGATTTTTAAAGGTGTTATTCGTATTTTAGAAATAGTATCTAATAACAATACAACAGAATATCAATGTGCGGTGTTTGGTGAATTAGGTGGTTTTATTACTGAGTTAGGCAATAAGCGTTTAGAAGATTTAGATTTTAGCGAGTATAATCATACTTGGAATGTAACTACAATTGAAAATAGTTGGAATACAATAAATGGGTCAGGTTATTATTACCCATTAATCGATTACGGTAATGTTTCGAGTAATAAAGACGATTTTAGTGTTTCAGCTTTTAGACCTTCGTTATATGTTAAGGAATATATTGAAAAAATATTTGAAGATACTACATACAGTTTAAATTGTGACTTTTTTAATACAGACTTTTTTAAAAAGCTTATTATACCAAATAACAGTCAAGGAATTCAAGGTACAAATGATAGATTTATTTTAGGTACGATTGCAGCAACAAAAACAATTTTAAATAGTAATACTCCAACAGCAAGAAATGCAAATTTGTCTTTTGATTCTACGACTTTACTTAACTTTACAGAAAATGCAGGAAAAAGTATATTTACTTATACTGATGTTACAAAGACAATTAATGCATTGGCTACAATAACAGGCATTTATCAAACTGATGCTGCGTCATCTATTACTGCAACTTTATATGTTGGAGGTGTTGCAGTTCAAACATTGACACAAAATACATTTTCAGCAAACAATCCTTTTACTTTTAATATTAATTTTACAGGTCAAATATTAAATACAAATCAAGTTAGTATTGAATTAAGTGTACCTGTAACTGCAAATACTTATATTGTTAATGTATCAAGTGCAAACTTTACATTTACTCAATTAGCAGCACAGTTAACAACAGTCGCTTACAATGGTACTGTTTCAATCAATTCTAACTTACCAAAAGGAATATTTCAAAAAGACTTTTTTTTATCAGTATGTAAAATGTTTAATTTATATGTTTATCAAGATAATATAAATGAAAAGCAAATAAATATTGCTCCATATATTGATTTTTATTCTGATGCAGTAACTAATTCATTAGATTGGTCACAAAAAGTAGATACAAATTCAACTTGGTCTATAAAGCCAATGTCACAATTAAATGCACGTTATTATGCATATAAATATACTGATGATTCAGACTACTTTAATGAAAACTACAAAAAGAAATACGTTCAATCATATGGTGATTTTTTATATGATTCTGAATTTGATTACATAAAAGATACTGCGTCTACAAATATAATTTTTGCACCAACTATATTAACGCAACCAACTTCGCACGGACACCTTGATAAATATTTTTCGGCTATTTATAAATTATCTAATTATAATACACAAGAAGATCCAATGGATTCTGTAATTCGTATTTTAATGGCTAAAAAATTAAACATTGCGCACCAATGGCATATTAAAAGTGGAATTAATGGCGCAGGTACTAATTTAGCTTCATTAAATACTTACGGATATGCGGGACACTTGGACGACCCGACAAACCCAACAGTTGACTTAAACTTTGGCGCACCAAAGGAATTGCAATTTCCTGCGACAACATACCCGACAAATAATTTATTTAATACATATCATAAACCATATATTTTAGAAATTACAGATATTGAAAGTAAATTATTAACTTGTAGAGTATATTTAAATACATTAGATATTTATAATTTGGATTTTAGTAAGTACATATGGATTAATGGTGTACTATTTAGATTGAATAAAGTAGAATCTTATGATCCTACAGCATATAGGACAACTATGGTTAATTTATTAAAAGTAATAAACACAAATTAATGGCAGAAGAAGTAATTGGTATAAAAATAACCACAGACGCAGCAAATGCAACCGCTGAAGTACAAAAATTAGACAAAGCATTTTCAGATACAGATACATCTGTAAAAAGTTTAAGAACACAACTTAAAGAGGCTCAAGCACAGGTTGGTTTAATGGCTGATAAGTTTGGAGCAACATCTAAAGAAGCGGTTAATGCTGCTAAAAAAGCCGCAGATCTTAAAGATCGTATTGGTGATGCAAAAGCATTGACTGACGCATTTAATCCTGATGCAAAGTTTAAGGCAGTTGCTTCTTCATTAGCAGGTGTTGCTGGTGGATTTAGTGCACTTCAAGGTGCAATGGCTTTATTTGGAAATGAAAACAAAGATGTAGAGAAAGCATTGTTAAAGGTAAATGCTGCAATGGCGTTGTCTCAAGGTTTACAGGCTGTTGGTGAAAGCGTGGATTCATTTAGACAATTAGGTGCAGTAATTAAAAGTACAACAGTATTTCAAGAATTAAATAATGCTGCAACAAAAACAGCTACATTTGTACAAAAGGCATTTGGCATAGCAACTGTTGAAACAAGTCAAGGATTTAAAGTTTTAAAAGGCGCTATTGTTGCAACAGGAATTGGCGCATTGGTTGTTGCTTTGGGTTTAGTAATAAATAACTTTGATGCAATTTCAGATTGGATAAAGAAAAGTCCACTTGGCGCATTAGCAAAAGGCGTAGGTGGATTAGTAGAACAATTTACAGATTTTATTGGTGTAACAAGCGAAGCAGAACGTAATTTAAATAAATTATCAGTTGCTAATAAACGTGCAAATGAAGATATTGAAAACAGGATTAAAGTATTAAAAGCTCAAGGTGGATCTGAAGATGAGATTTACAAATTAGGACAAAAAAGAGTTGAAAACGAATTAAGTACTTTACGTGAAAGTTTAAAAACAAAAGGTAAATTAACAGAAGAAGAAAATAAACAGTTTAGAGATTTAAAAACTGAGCAATTAGTTTTAACTGCTGATTATAATAAAAAGACTTCTGATGCTGCAGCAAAGGCAAATGAAGAAAGTAAAAAGAAACGCGATGAAGCAAATAAGCAAGCTATTGAAGATAAGAAGACAGCTGATAAAATGCTTATTGATTTACAGAATGAAAAAGCATTAGCTGAAATTACTTCTGAAGATGACAAAGCAAAGAAACAAGCAGAGATAAATTATAATGCACGTGTAGCAGAAATCGATGCTTTAAAAGTTGATGTAAAAACAAAGAACGAATTAAAAAAAGCAACTGAAGAAGCTTATCAATTAGAAGTAAAAGACATTGACGATAAGATAAAAGAAAAACGTGCTGAAAACGATAAAAAGTTTGAAGAAGAATTACAAACAACATTATCAGAAGCAAGAATAGCTAAATACAAAGAAGGTAAAGAAAAAGAAGTTGCGGCATTAGACGAGGCTTTAGTTGCTGATACAAAAAAAATCTTAGACAATGCAGATTATACAGAAATTCAGAAAAAAGTACTAATTGCTGCATTAAAAGAAAAGCATGGTGCTGAACTTGGAGAAATAGATGCTAAATATGTAAAAGAAGCAGATGACAAAGAGCAAGCACGTTTAGATTCTATTGTAAATAATGAAAACCTTTCATATGCAGCAAGGAAGCAAGGCGTTGATGATGCATTAGCTTTAAATAAAAAATTATTTGCAGAAGGTAAAATTGACAGTGTAGCATATACTAAAACTGAAAAAGAATTAGCTGATGCAAGAGTTGAAATTGGTAAAAAAGAAGCATCTGCAAGAGCTGAAAATGCACAAAAAATTAGTTCAACATTAAAAAATGCTGCTAAAGCAATTGGTGAACATACTGTCGCTGGTAAAGCTGCTGCAATAGCTGCTGTTACAATTGATACTTATATGTCAGCAACATCTGCATTTAAGTCTTTAGCTGGAATTCCAATTGTTGGTCCTGTATTAGGTGCGGTTGCTGCAGCTGCTGCTATTGTTGCAGGATTAAAGAATGTAAAAGCAATCTTAGCAGTTAAAACACCTGATGTACCTGCTGGAAGTTCTGAACCTGGATTTGTTGACATACCAAGTCCTGGTGCACCTGCAACTGGCGGTGCTATGCCATCTTTAGGTGGTGGTGCGACTCCTAATTTAGGTGGTGGAGGAGGAGGAACTGGTAATGGTGGAGGTGGTAATGGAAATACAATAAGAGCTTATGTTGTTGAACGTGATATTACTAATTCTCAAAGTAGACAAGAAGAAATTCAAAACAGAGCAAGATTTGAATAAATGATAATTAATTTAAAAAAAACTATATAATATTATGAATTTAGAATTACCAGTATACATGTTGGATATTACTGATGATGTAAATGATGAATCACAAGTTGATTACATCGCATTAGTAGATCGTCCAGCAATTCAAAAAAATTGGAATGCTTTTAATAACAGTCAAAAATTTGAAATTGTTTCTGAAGACAGGCGTATTATTTCTGGTCCTATTATGTTGGCTGATACTCCTATCTTCCGTAGTGATAGCCAGTTTGGTGATTATTATGTTGCTTTCAGTAAAGAGACTATTATTAAAATTGCTCAAAAGTTTTTTAAAAAAGGTTTTCAAAGCAATGTAAACTTAATGCATAACAGCAAACAAACGTTTGAAGGTGTTACATTATTTGAAAGTTTTATTTCAGATCAAGATCGTGGTATTATGCCAATGAAAGGATTTGAAGATGCTCCATGGGGATCTTGGTTTGGATCTATGATTGTAGATAATGAAGAAGCATGGGCAAAAGTTAAAAGTGGTGATATTATGGGCTTTTCAGTTGAAGGTCTTTTTAACTATAAACCAAGAGAAGTTAACAAAGTTGCTTCTATGGTAGATGAGATTAAAAGGATTTTATCTGAAGTTAAGTGATAAACATTTGATTTAATAACTATATAAAACAAAAAGTATGAACGCACAGGAAGCAATTTTAAAAATTAAGGCATTGTTTGAAGACAATGTTGCACCTGTTGAGGAAGTTAAAGCTGAAGAAACTAAGGTTGAAGAAACTAAGGTTGAGATGGCTGAATATTCTTTAATGGACGGTACTAAAGTTGAAATTTCAGCTTTAGAAATTGGTGGTACTGTACTTTTAGCTGATGGTACTCCTGCACCTGCTGGAGAACATCAATTAATGGATGGTACACAGATTCAATTAGACGAGAATGGTATTATTGTTGAAATTTCTTCTAATACAGAAGATGTAACATCTGAACCAGACACTGAAGTTGAAGCTAAAAAAGAAGAAGATAAAAAAATGCAAGAAATGCAAGAACAATTTGAAGCTAAAATAGCTCAACTTGAAGAAGCAAAAATTGCATCAAACAAAAAAGTTGAAGAATTAGAATCTAAGGTTAAGCAAGGATTTGCACAAGTAGCTGAATTAATAGAAGCACTTTCAAAAACTCCGGCTACTGATCCAATTCGTAAACCTAATTCTTTTGAATCCTTTGCAACATCTAAGGATATGAAAGAAACAAGATTAGAAAAATATAGACAAGCATTATTAAACAATTAAAATTAAATAACAATGGCATTTGACGTATCAACATTAGCCGCTTACACAGAACAAAATGAAGCCTTATTGGTAACTGATTCTGTATTAGGCGCAAAGACTGCTTCTTTAATTAAGAGTGCAGGCAACGTTATGGTAGGAGTGAAATCTTCTGAAACCATAAATATCATGGACACAGACGCAGTCTTCCAAGCAGGTGGATCTTGCGGATTTACTGCATCTGGTTCAACAACTTTTACTCAAAGAACAGTAACAGTTGGAAAAATTAAAGTAAACGAAGCGCTTTGTCCAAAAGACTTAGAAGCTAAGTATTTACAAAAAGCATTACCAACAGGATCAATGTATGATTCTATTCCTTTTGAGCAAGAATTTGCTGAGAAAAAAGCTAAGACTATTGCTGCTCAATTAGAAACTGCTTTATGGCAAGGTGATACTGATTCAGTAAACGTTAACTTAAACAAGTTTGACGGATTAGTAAAATTAATCGGTGCTGCAACAGGACCAGTAGCTGCAAATAGTGCAACTTATATTGCAACTGCGCCTATTAGTGCTGCAACAGGTATCGTAGCAAGTAACGTAATTTCAATTTTTGATGGCGTTTACAAAGCTATTGATGCAAAGGTAGTAGCTTATGATGATATGACTATTTTCTGCGGTATGGATTCTTTTAGAACTTACACTATTGCATTAAAGAATGCTAATATGTTTAACTATTCTTTTGATGGTAAATCTGATAGCGAATTTGTATTGCCAGGTACTCCTATTAAAGTTGTTGCTTTACAAGGTTTAAACGGAACAAATAAAATTTACGCTTCAAGATTAAGCAACTTGTTCTTAGGAACAGATTTGTTAAACGAAGAAGAAAAATTTGAAATCTTCTATGCAAAAGAAGCGGATCAAGTTCGTTTTGTATCTGAGTTTAAAATGGGTGTAAATTTCGCTTTCCCAGACGAGATAGTGAAATTTATCTTATCATAATATTAGGGGGGTTTAATCGCCCCCCATTTTATAAAATTTAAAAATTTAAAAATATGCCGTGCGCACTTACACAAGGATATTCTTTAGACTGTCGCGATAGTTTAGGTGGAATAGTTGAGGTATATTTTACTGAAGCAGCAAACGTAACAACAACAACTGAAGCAAGTGGTGTAATTACCGCTTTAACTAAAGCTGTTGGAAAACGTTTTTGGAAATATGCTTTAGTAAAAGATACATCAATGTTCAACCAAACAATGAATGCATCCGTTGCAAACGGAACTGTATTCTATGCACAAGAATTAACGATTATCCTTAACAAATTACAGACCAATACAAGAAATGAATTATTGTTATTGGCACAAAATTCTTTAGTTGCAGTTGCAAAAGATAGCAACGGAATCTATTGGTATTTAGGAAAAACACGTGGTATTGATATGACTGCAAATGCAGCATCTACAGGTACTGCACAAGGTGACAGAAGCGGATTTACTTTAACTTTCACAGGTTCTGAACCTGCGTTAGCGCCAAGTGTAATTTCAACTGTTGCTACTGCTTTAGAAACACCTGGAGCTTAGTAACTTAGTTTTTCATAGGTTTAAGGTTTGCCCCTGGTCATTAATTTGGTCAGGGGTTTTTATTGTAAACATTAGATCGTTTCGCTATTTAGTTATATGATCAGATTAACTAAAGGTCAAACACAGAATATCATTTTAACATTAACTGAAAAGCAGTTATTGACTAATCCAAACTATTTATTTGTTTTCACTAATAGAAGTGCAAACACTGAGATCAAGTTTGTAAAATTAAATGGAACTGATGTTAGTATCTATAAAGATCGATACAATGAGTTTAGTATAACTACTAATACAAATTTTGGATCTTCATTAAATGGTCAATATGTTTATGAAGTTTATGAGCAAACAAGCACATCAAATACTAATCCATCTGGTTTAAATCTATTAGAAACTGGAATTATGGAATTAGTAGGTGAAGCATTCTCATATACTCAATATTCGACAAATGACACATACAAAATAAGACAATAATGGATTTTAAACCAATGGATTTAAGAGTATTAACTTTTGCAGAAGCACGCCAACCTGAATTTAAAGAAAAGAAAGGTGAAGGATATATGCAATATGGCGATCGTAATGATTACCCAGTATATTTAGTTGATCTATTTAATAAATCAGCTAAACATAATGCAATTATTAAAAGCAAAGTACATTATATAACAGCAAATGGTTGGAAAGGAAGTCCTGAAGCTGAGACATTTATTCAGAAGGTTAATAGAATGGAAAGTCTTAATGATCTTTCAAGAAAAGTATCTTTAGACGCAGAATTATTTGGTGGATATTATTTAGAAATTATATGGTCAGAAACTGGTCAATTAGCTGAGATATGGCATACAGATTACACATCTATAAGAACAAATAAAGATAATACACAATTTTGGTATAAAGAAGATTGGAAAGACAATAAAGAAAAGCCAAAAGTATATACTGCTTTTAATCCTAACTTTCCTACTGGATCTCAAATTCTATACATAAAAGAATATCGCCCAAATATGGGTATTTATTCTTTACCTGGTTATTTTGGTGCATTAAATTATATTGAATCAGATATTGAAATTTCTAAACACGTTTTAGGAAACGCACAAACAGGATTTAGTGCAAGTAAATTAATTACTTTGCCAAATGGTGAGCCAAGTGATGATGAAAAAAGAAACATTGAACAAAGGTTTAGCAAAAGATTTAGTGGTAGTGATGGTAAGAAATTTATTTTAGCTTTTGTTAATGACAGTCAAAGAAAGCCAATTATTGATGATTTAGGCGCGTCAGATATAACTAAAGAAGATTTTGGAAGAGTAGATACACTTATTCAAACAAACATCTTCAGTGGTCACCAGATTACGACTCCGTCTATTTTTGGTATTGCTGAGGCAGGTAAGTTAGGATCAAGATCAGAAATGCGCGATGGATATGAAATCTTTAAAAATACTTACGTCAATAGTAAGCAAATGCACCTTGAAAGTGTGTTTAATATGTTGGCTAAATATAGAGGTATTGAAAATCCTGATTTGTTAATTATACCAACAGAAGCTATTGGAATAGAATTTAGTGAAAGTGTTTTAAAAGAAATTGCACCTAAAGAATGGATATTAGAAAAAGCAGGTATTGATGTTTCTAAATATCAACCAGTTGCTGAGACTATGAAAGCTCGTTTTAATGATGATTTTACTATATTTCATGAATTTGGAGAATCAAAAGAATCTTATAAAGTTTGGAAACAAAAAACAAGATTTTCAGATGATACAGATTTTCAAATGTTTGCAGATGTAAGTCAATTACAGTCAAATGTATTAGATCTAATTTCTAAAGATAAAAGAGTAACAGTAGATGTTATTGCTGAAGTTTTAAAATCAAATCCAGATACAATAGCTAATGTAATTAGTGATTTAGTTGATTTAGGATATTTAGAAGTAAGTGAGTATTCGATTGGTAAAGGTATTGATGAAAATATTATTACTGAGCATATATTGACTGCTCCATTAAATGAAATTGTTGCTAAAATAAAACCTACAACAAAAGAATTATTAATTAGATATTCTTATGAATGGAAAGCGGGTTTTAACAATACAGACAAAAAAACAAGTCGTCCATTTTGTCTTGCTTTATTAGATGCTGGTAAAATGTATTCAAGATCTGAAATAGAGCAAATAAGTGCAAGACTTGGTTATTCAGTTTGGGATCGTGGTGGTGGTTGGTATACAGTACCTGGCACTGAAAAACATGAACCAAGTTGTAGACATCAATGGGTATCTAACATCGTAACAAGAAAATAAAATGAGTAAAAACACACTATTCATATCTGTACAGAATATAAAAGACAGAACAGGATTGCATGCAAATGTAGATGAAAAATTAGTATTACCTGAAATTAAGACTGCTCAAGATATGTATATCTTACCAGCATTAGGATCTGCTTTATATAATGAATTACAAACAGCAGTTGATGCAAATGCTTATACAAACTTGCAAAATACTTTATTAAATGATTATATCGCTGACTGTTTAATCTATTATGTTTTATCTGAATTACCAAGTGGATTAAGTTTTCAATTTTACAATAAAGGTTTAATTAGAAAAACAGGTGAAAATCAAGAGACTCCATCAATGCAAGATATGATTGATGTTGCAAATAGATACAGAGCAAGAGCAGAATTCTACAAACAAAGATTGATTAAATACTTAAAACAAAATAACGCTTTATATCCTAATTATTTAAATTTTGGTAGTGGTATTGATTCGATCAAACCAGACAATGAAGGTTATACAGTTTCAATGTGGTTAGGTGATAATGGATGCTGTGGAGATGAAAATAGCAAAAAAAGTTTTGAAGAAAGATATCAAGGCAATATAGGTTGCTGCTAAATATGAGTAAACAAGTAACAATTAAAAACCAAACTAAACTAAAAGTTTATTTGGAAAAAGCAAAAAAGAATGACACTAAACCAAATAGTGAAAGAACTAACAAAGATAGGCAACGACCACGAGCAAATTGATTATGTCTATTTTGGTGATGTATGGGAGCGTTTAAGCAATGCGGAGGTTACTTATCCTGCTATGTTTTTTACGTTAACAGGCGCCAATGTTGGTCCTAAAGAAATAGGTTATTCATTTAGTTTTTATTTTATGGATCGTATGCTTATGGAAGAAACAAACGAAACAGAAGTATTATCAGATATGACACAAGTTGCAGGTGATATTGTTGCTCAGTTAAGATACCCTGAAGATTATTCTATTGTAACTTGGACTTTAAGTCAAAACATACCTGTTACATTTTATACAGAAAGCGATCCTGATTTATTAGCCGGTGTAAAATTAGATGCTACTTTAACCGTGCCATTTATTAACAATAGGTGTCAAGTACCTTCAAATTATAATTATTAATGGAATCAAAAAAAATTAATCAATTAGCTACAGAGCTTGTACCTGATTTATCAGATCTTACGATCATTGGTGATCCTACAACTGGCATAAGTAAAAAAATTACGCTTTCACAAATGGCGTCTTTGTTTACAGGTACAGTTGAAGAATACGCAAACTTTGCGGCATTCCCTTTGGTTGGTGTTGCTGACACAATTTATGTGGCAAAAGATACAAACGTTATTTATAGGTGGGATTCAACTGCGTATGTGGTTTTATCCCCTAATATTATTGCGTCACTTGTATTTAACGACGCGAATGGATTTGACGGAAATATTGCTTTGGTTGGTTCAACTGCAACGCTTACAATTACAACTGCATTAACAACAGGTTCGGTTGGTTTTATAGGTGCTTCAGGCGCTTTATTACAAGACAACGCAAACTTCTTTTGGGACGATACTAATAACAGATTAGGTTTAGGCACAAATGCGCCAACAACTGCATTGGACGTTTTCGGTTCAGGAATTATTGGACGCATAAACGGAACTTCAACTAACAATGCTTATTTAGGTTTTTCAAGTGCAGGTACAAACAAATGGTCAATTGGCAATGTTCAGTCTGACCATAGATTTAGAATATTTAGTGAAGCAAATAGTGCTGAATTAGTTTCAGTTTTACAAACAGGTGAATTTGGTATTGGTATTGCAAACCCTACGACAAAGTTTCATATTGACGGCGCTGCTTCAGCATTGATTGCTAACTTAGACGCAAACGTTTCTGTTGCAAAAAGTGTATCATTCCGTTCAGATAATAGTAACAGATTTAACATTGAAGTTTCAGGTACAGAATCAGGTTCAAATGCAGGCGCGGATTTATTTATTAGACGATATTCAGACGCGGGTTCTTTAATTGATACCCCTTTGACAATTACACGTTCAACAGGTAATGCAACTTTTAGTGGTATTTTAATTACGCCGCAAGTAAAAGCTGCAACAAGTGCAGGATTAAGTATCAATGCAAATAGTGGAACACAGGTAGCGGATTTTGGTGCAGGGGGTAGTGCTAATATGACTTTATTTGGGGGTTTAAGTGGTACAACTATAAGTTTATCAACTAATTATGTTGGTGGTTCAGTAGGAATGTTGCACCTTACAAGTAATGGTACAGAAGGTGGTGGAATAACACTTGAAAAAACAAGTGGTACTGCTCAAAAATATAAAATAGGTTGTAATAGTACAAATCAATTTGTTATCTTTAATGAAACTGCGGTTAATCAGCCTTTTACTATTACAAGTGCAGGCATTACAACTATTTTAGGTAATAGTGGCTCATTAGTACAACAAGCTGCTACTGTTGGTGGGGATGTATTTCACGAATTTAAAAATTCAGTTGGTACAAGAAGGGCATATTTGGGATTTGGTGGTGTTTCAAGTTCATTATTTGAAGTTTCTAATAATGAAAATGGTGATATTTCATTTAGGGCTAATAGTGCAGAAAGATTGCGTATTACAAATGCAGGTGTTTTAAATATACCTTTTGGACAAATTACATTCCCTGCAACACAAAATCCTTCATCAGATGCTAATACTTTAGATGATTACGAAGAAGGTACTTGGACTCCTACCCTTTTAGATAGTAGTAACTCAAGCGTATATTCTTCAGGAACAAAATATGGAACTTATACAAAAGTAGGCAGAATAGTTACTGCTACTGCCGTATTTGATGCCACTACTTGTGTAGCCGGAAATTCTGTAAAGGTTTCAAACCTTCCTTTTACTATTACAAGTGATTTAAGTAGATATCCGGGATTTAATTCTCATACAACCGGAACTGCTTTAACAGGAACGACAATTCAAGGTGGATATGCAAGACCTTCAGAAACTAATTTCCAATTAATTCAAAGAGATTTACCTACTACGGTTAATTTTTCAGCGGGAAGTTTTAGTATGTTTTTAACAATTATATACGTAATATAAAATAAATTAATATAAAATGTCATTAAAAGAAAAAAAAATAATAGATAAAATAGAATTAACAGAATTTAATACTATTCAAATTCGTACTGCAACAATCATTGAAAAAGATGGTGTTGAGATTGCTAAAACATATCATAGACACGTTGTAAGCCCAACTGATAATATTGAAAATGAAGATTCAAGAGTACAAGCAATAGCCAATGCAATTTGGACACCTGAAGTAATTGAAGGTTACAAAGCAGAAATGCAAAAAATAGAAAATAAATATAAATAATGACTATATTTTTAAGCATAGTATTTTTAGTTCACTTAATTAGTTGGGTTTTATACCAAAAGCATCAATTCAATGAACGCGACCTTTACGCAAGTAAACCACAGGAAGCATACGAACAAAATAAGAAATGGCATTTTTGGAAGGGAATAAACCATATTTCAGTTTATGTTTTAGTTTGGTCGCTTTATGGTTTTTGGTCAATGTTTTTATTTGCAACTGCTTTTTGGTTTGGCTTTGACATTCTTTGCAATGTTATTGTTTTAAAAAGACCTGCATTTTATGTAGGGGTAACGGCTGACACAGATAAATTTATTAGAAAGGTAGCTGAATTTATAAAAATAAAACCTGAATATACTTCAGCATTGATAAAAGTATTAATTTTACTAATATTATTAATTTTAAAATAAAACTATGATTACTTTAAACGAACAACAATTAACAGAACTAAATCAATTTTGTCAGGAACTTCCAACAAAATACGGAGTGCCTTTATTACAATGGTTTAAGCAAATTCAAGACGAACAAAATCCTAAGACTGAAGCAAAAGACCCATTCAATAACCCAAATGACCCTAACGCAGGTTTAGGATAAATTTTAATATGACACCGCATAGCAATCAAGCCGACATAGGCACAGGAATAAGCGTTTTAAGCGCTATTGTAAGTATTTCAACAATTCAACCGGTTGTCACATTATTTGCCGGTTTGATTGCTATAATTTCGGGTATAATGGCTATTCGCTATTATTACAATGCAACTAAAAAGGTTAAAAATGATGACTAAAAATATTATGATAATTGTTTTGGTTGCAATTGTTATCTTATTTTTAGCAAGTGATCCCACCCATGTCGGTGGATCTATAGATATTCAAATTGATACAGTTTACAAAGATACAATAATAGAAAGATGGCACAAAGGAGATAAGATCTCTTACAAGGTTATTGATTCAATACCATATCCGGTTACAGTTTACGATACACAATTTATAGTAAAAGATTACAATACTATTAGAAATTACAGAGATACTGTTATTTTTGATTCTAATTCTATAGTAATAAATGATACTATTAGCCAAAATAAGATAATAGGACGTTCATTAGAAATGAATCTACATGAAAAGAAAATAATTGTTACAAATACTATAACAAAACCCGATAAGAATGCTATCTATATTGGAGGAGGTTCTAATTTTAAGACAGCATTTATAGGAATTCAATATAAAATACCAAATCAAATTATAGGACTTTCATTTGTTTCAGATAAAAGCTTTCAATTATCGTATTATGTTAAATTTCGTTAAAAACTTGTTGGCTGATGAAAGAGGATCTATTAGTCATAAAAGAAGTTTGTCTATAATTGGATCTTTTATACTTTTTGGTGTTTATTGTTTTACTAAAGAACAACATTTGGCCGATCTTATTTTTTATTTAATATGCGCATGGTGTGGATTAGCCACTGTTGATAAATTTTCAAATAAATAATTATGAAATTATCAGAGCATTTAGATCTATCTGAAGTAATTCGTAGCGAATCAGCCAAGAGAAATGGCATTTCAAATATGCCAACGGATCAACA